GAGCTGCCCGGAGACGCCTGCGCCGCCGGCACCGGCGCTGGTGATGTTGACGAAGATCGCGAGCGTCGACGAACTTCGAGCGCTGAGCCTGCCGCTGGTCGTGCAGCTCACGACGATCGGGAGAACAGCAACCCCGGTGACGGTGCGTTTCCCCGAGGTCGTCAGGGTGACAACAATCGGGAGCGTCGCGGCGCCGAACGTTTTGCGTGACCCGGCGGTGGTGAGCCCGACGACGATCGCTTCGGTTGCTGAACCGAAGGTTTTGCGTTTGGCCGCGGTCGCCAGTCCGACGACAATCGCGTTGGTCGCGGCACCAAACGTTTTCCGAGCTCCGGCGGTTGTTTCTCCGACGACGATCGCGAGCGTCGCGCTACCCGTCCAGTTGGTCGCCCCGCCGGTCTCACAGCAGTGGAGCGGGAGAACGTCCGAGCAGACGAGCCCCTCGGAGCAGTAGAGCGGGCAGTTCTGCGCCGGGAGACGAGGGAGCTGCTGGGCGAATCTTGACCCGGGTGCCCGCAACCCCGGCTGCGGGACCGCCCGGGTCAACTGGCTCATCTCACTCGATCCACTTCATGTACACGTCGAGAACCTGCCCGGTGCCGGTGGGGCAGTACACACCGATCCCGTTCGCCGCAGCCGGAGCGACCGTCATCTCCCAGGGCTGGAACGTCCAGATCACCCCGGAGCCGATCGCCGCGCCGAGCGACCAGCGGTACCCGAGGTCGACGAGGGTCGGTCCCGTCGAGGTGTGCGAGTTCACCGCGGTACAGGTCGGAAGCACGCTCGTCTGATCGAGGTTGGCCTCGGTCAGCCCGGCGCCCTGCGTGCCGGCGGTCGTGAGGCGACAGAGCGCGACGACGCACGCGGTGGCGGTGGTGTTCGTGATCCCGATCTCGAGCAGGGAGAAGTTGACGGTTGAGGTCGCGTAGAGGCTGATCGCCGGCAGCGTCGCGGTGGGGGCGTTGGTGGTTCTCGCGCCTACGGCGTAGGTAGCCATCGAGCCTCCTTAGGTGACGGTGAGGGCCATGCCGACGTCGGGGATCCCGCCGGTCGGGTTGATGAAGGTCGCGATGATCGTCGCGTTCAGGCAGGTCGTCGCCATCGTCCCCGTCGCAACCTGCGTCCCTGTCGCGACGAGGTCGCGGTACTCGGATGCGAGCGCCCTCGCCTGAGTCGCGTCCGAGGTGAGGTTCGTCGTCGGGAGCGTGTAGTTCGCATCCTTCGTCCACGACGTCTGCGCGGTCGAGAGCCCGAACATCGCAAGCGCGAACTCGGAGGCGACCATCGTCGCCGCGGTCGTTCCGGTCGTCGCGGCGGTCGAGGTCACCGTCAGCACCGCGGTCGCGGACTTGTCCAATGTGCATTTCCCCGCCCACTCGCGGACGGCGTAGAAGATCTTGTTGGTGGTCGTGTGGGTCGCGGCGATCGTGACGGTGGTGGGGGCGCCGACGTTCATCTGCGTGTACCACATCCCGGTGCGGACAACAGCCCCGGTCGTCTCCGCGATCTGCGCGACCTGCGTCCAAGTGTTCCCCGCCGAGTCGGTCACCGCCCCGGAGGAGACGACGGTGTCGGCGCCGTTCCAGGCCAACTCGAGCGTCAATGTGTTCGCGGCGTTGGGGGTGTTCGTAAGCGTGCCGAGCGCCCAGGTGCCGGTCGAGACGGTCAGCGCCAGCGCCTTATTGTCCTGAACGTAGGCGGCCATCTATGAGGGCTCAGAGCGGACGTCGAGCTCGCTTACTCGTCGTCGTCGTCAGGCTCAGGCTCAGGCTCGGGAACAGGGACGGGGGTCGGCTCTTCGGTCTCGCGCATCACGCGTCTCCTCTCGTTAGCCGGGCGGACGCGCCGGCGGTGAAGCAACCCCGGGGCTGCGGGGAGGGCTCGGCGCCCCGGCCCCACCGGGAGCGCCGAGCCCTGGGGCAGGCTGCGGGGCCTGCATCTGCGCTTCGGCCTGAGCCTGCGCAGCCTGGATGTGCAACTGGCAGTGCTGCTCGACCAGTTGCCAAAGTTGCATGTCCTGCTCGAACATCGCGGCGTCCTGCAAACGGCGATGCCTGGGAAGGTGGACCGCGTGCACGTCGTAGTAGGCGATCGGCATCGGCACGCCCTGGCCCAGGTAGTGGTTCTCGTACTCGGCCTTCTCGCCCGGGTCCTCCACCTGGCTGTTCGGCAGCTCGAGCGCCTCGCCACTCTCGAACGAGTCCTTGTACCACTGGATCCAGGCGGCCGGGCTCGACTGCACCGCCGCCGACAGCACCGCAGCGTTCCAGATATCCGTGACCTTCTGAAGCTCGGCTGCGGGCGAGCGCGGCTTCGCGACCCCCTTCCCGATCTGGACGATGAAGAACGTCGGCGTCTTCGTCGCGTCGAAGATCGTCGCCTCGAGCCGGTCGTCGTCGCCGGCGAGGGCGATCTGCTTCTCGCGGCCCCAGTAGGTGCGGATGTCGTAGACGCTGTCCTCGATCAGCTGCGAGATCGCGCGCTTCCGCTCCAGGTAGATCGGCTCGCGCTTCGCCGTGTCCGCCTCGTTCAGCAGCGAGAGCTGCGCGTAGGTGGTGACCCCGGGAGGGTTCTCGCCTCGTCTCGGTCCGGCGATCCCGGACGCATGGGCGAGATCCCCCCGGAGAGCTTCGATGTCACCCTGCATCCAGGGGCCGGGGCCGATCCCGTTCACCGGTTGCGGCGCCCTTTCGGACGGGTCGATCTCCACGATCTCGTTGATCAGCCCCTGCCGTCTCTTGGCCTGCGAATCCTTCTGGACGATCACGTACGGCATGTTCCGGTCGATGATCTCGTTCATCTGCGTTCGTCTTTTGTTGATGCCTTTTTGGCCGTCTTTTAGGACGTCCATCAGGGCGCGGCTCCAGAAGCGGCCGGTGACCCTCCACCAGTGGAAGTAGCTGATCCCCGAACGGTGCGTCCCGTCGGGGGCCACGTAGGGAAGAGTTTCCCTGTAGTCGAGCAGCTTCAGGTCGTTGCCGGCGAACGTGATCTCGCGGCCCTGCGGGTAACGCTGCGTCGGCCGCTCGTAGTAGTTGAACAACCAGACGTGGTCGCGGAGCCGATTCTCCTTCGCGTCCCCGGCCATGCAGGTGGACGCGTTCAGCGACGGGCTCGACGTCGAGATCCCGAGCGCGGTCGAGATGTCGTTGTCCTCGGTGAGCGTGGCGGCGGTTACCGGGTGCAGCTCTTTGACGTCGGGGAGATAGGCGGGCATGACGATCGTCTCCCACGCAAACTTTTTCTCGTGCACCGCACCAGGCGGCACGATGATCCCGAACGCAGACACCGGCTCCCAGCAGATCCGCCCGGTGCGAACTGCTTGCATCGTCACCGCCGGGTTCGGGCCGCCGCTCATCAGCTGCGTTGCCTGGCCGAGGTCCATGATCGGCTTGCCGTCCAAGTGCGGAATGTTCTCGTCGAGCACCGGCCCGGTGGTCGGGTCGAAGCGGCAGCGGATCGCAGCGGTGCCCAGGTCGACGACGTACCGGTCGACCTGGGCGAGCGCGTCGTCGCCGTCCCATTCGTGATCCCAGCCGTAGGAGATCGCCCGGTTCAGCTGCTCCTGAAAGTCCTCCGAGACCTGATCGTCGCGACGCAGCAACAACTCGGGCCGGTCGTTGTCGGAGCCGAGCTCGCCCAATGCGGTCGTGCGGTACTCGGTGATCACGTCGGCGGTGACAAGCTCGCGGCCCCGGTAGCGCGGGTCGAGCTCCTGGATCGTGCGGAGCGTCCGAGTCTGCCCGTGCCAGACGAGCCAGTGCTGCCCGCTCGCGTAGGCAAGGTTGACTTGCCAGCCCGGCTCGAAGTAGCGGCGCCGGTAATCCCGGCCCTGCTTGACGCGGTCACGGATCGGCTTCACCTGATCGTCGAGCAGGGTGAGGTGGCCGTTCGTGTCAGCCAAGGCGAGCGATGTCATAGGGCCTCCACTCGCACGAACGCCCGCCTCAGCGAGCGTCCATGCGGATTGACACACCGAAGCCAGGCATCACCCTGACAGCGATGCCCAAGTCTAGTAGTTGGGCAGGACGCCGGCGTCGTACTCAGGAAAATCCACCGGCTCCTCCACCTCAGGCTCACTGGCGGGCGGCGGCGTCCACGTCCGCCCCGCGAGGTGCATCAGCTTGTCGAGGATCAGCTCGCGCTCCCGTGCTTGCTGCCGGATCATCGAGCGGACGAGCCCGGCGAAAACCATCGAGAGCGCGATGAGGGCAACGGCCTCGAGAGCGGCGACGTAGACCATCAGGTCTTGATGACCCGTGGGCCGGTGTAGCCCACCTTCCAGTTGCGCAGCCCCTTCGACCCCTCCGGCTTCTCCGGCGGGCTCAGCAACCTTTTCTGCGCCGGTGTCCTCGGGCGCAGGTCGGGCGGCAACGCAAGCCACCCCTTCGACGGGGTCTGCCCGAGACCGGCACCCTGCCCGAAGTCCCAGCCCGACGAGCCCCAGCCGGGATTGATCGGATGCGGGACATAGGCAGGCTTCCCGACCGGGCCGGCGAGAGCCTTTGCCACCGCTGACGACGTCCGGTTCACGCCCGCTTCTCGCACTCCTGCCACTCGCGGCAGAACCACTTCTTACCGCCGTGACAATCCGACGCCAGCAGCATCAAGCGCTCACGGGGCTGCGTTGCGCCACAGTGAGCGCACTTCATCTCACGCCTGCATCGCCGGGAACGGGAATGTCGACGCGACCCAGCACCCGAGCCCCGCCGCTTGCAACCCGAAGATCGTGTCGACGTGGACGCTGCCCACCCCGAAGAAGAAGAGCGCGGCGAGGATGAAGAGGACGAGCGCCGCGACGCGCAGAAGCAGGCTCACGGCACGATCTCCCCCAGGTCGGAGATGCCGGCCTCGAGCCGGTCCATCCGTTCCTTCAGCTCGCCGACCATCACGATCAGCTCGTCGACGGCCATCTCGGTCAACGAGTTGTACCCCGCCACCGCCGCCGCCTGCTGGTGGCGCCAGTCGGCGTCACGGAGCGAGGTCAGCGCCGGCGTGCCGAGCTTCGCCGGGTCGTGCTCGAGAAGCAGTGAGCGGTCGGCGCGGAAGCTACTCACTTGCTCCCGGCCTTCGAGCTCTTCGCCGCCTCGGCCTCCGCCTTCAACGCGTCGGCCTCTTACTTCTACGCCGCCTTCTTATCCTACGCCTCGACCTTCTCCTGCTCGACCTGCGCCTTGGCGGCGTCCTTCTTCGCCTGCGCCTCCTCATGAGGGGTCAGCAGACTGATCCCGGTCGCACGCGCGAGCTTCTGGAACTTCCACTCGTTTTGCTCGTCCTGGGTCATCGACTGCTCAGTGAACTGAACCTCGATCGTCGGCTGCGGCAAGGTTCCCGGCAGCGGCTTCGTCTCCGTCGACGGGTCCACCGGCTTCGTCTTCACCACGGTCGACGTGTCCGGATCTGTGTCTGTGGTCATCTCGTCTCCTCTCAGGTCGCTGACACTCGTTCCTTCGCCGTTCCGAACACCTGCTCCCACGACGCCTTGTGCAAGGCAAGGTCGCCCTGCAGCGTCTCGATGTACGCCTGCAAGGTCACGATCTTCCCCTCCGCCTGCCCGAGCGTCGTCGCGGTGCGGTCGATGATCCCCTGCCGCTCGCTGATCTCCTTCTCGGCCTGCGCAAGCTCGTCGGCGGCATGCTCGAGCCGCTCGTGCTCGGCGCCCTTGATGATCCCGAGCGCCCTGGCAGAGCGGGTGACGCACATGCGGCACAGGTAGATGTGCCCGTAGCGGTCCTTGAGCAGCCCGGTGTCGACGAGCGGCGCCTTCTGGCTGCCGCACACGCACATGGAGGGGAACGCCGTCGGCGTCTCGATCTTCTCGTACTCGCGCAACTGGACCTCCAGGGAAGAAATCGGCGGTGTGTTTCATGCACGAATAGAACACCACTGTCGTTGTTCCGGGATCTCCCCGGACACCATGCACCGCCGAAACTCAGATCGTGTAGGCGGGACGGCCGTCCTGCGCCTCGATGAGTCGCTCGCGCTTCTTCAGCGCCTCCGCCCTGAGCCAGCGCTCGGCGGCGACCGGGTCGTTCTCGAACGTGTCCTCCGGCTCCGAGCTCGCGCCCGGCCTGCTCATCGCGCCGTAGCGGCAAGCGGCATGAGCGTGCCCGTGAGCGCCCTCCCACTTCACCGCCACCGCCTCCAACGGGTGCGGCCCCGACGTCGGGCCCGGCTCGCTCGTCTCCAACGGCGCGTCCCGGAGCTGCTCGATCAGGTTCGTGCAGCGATCGCTGACGAACATCCGCGGCGCCGGCGACTCCCCGGCCCGGTGGTGCCACGACGGGTACCGCCTGGCCTCCTCCATCCGCAAGAGCTCGGACAAGCGCAGGTAGCCGGCACGGCGGTCGTTGTTCGCCCGGACGATCGAGACGCCCGAGTCGTGGAACTCGTCCGCCGAGTTCGCCTCACGGCCGAACTTGTTCGTGATCCCCTTCCCGATCCACAGGCTCGGGTCGGCCCAGCAGACGCTCGAGCGCCACCACTTCCGCAACGCCAAGATCCTCGGCGCGATCTCACTGGGAAGACCCGGCTCGTAGAACTCGTCGTAGACGACGAGGTTGCCGTCGTAGTCGACACACCAGGCAAGCCACGCCGTCGGGTTGTTCGAACCGTAGTCGCAGCTCTCGAACCGCTCGAACGACGCCGGCGGCTCCCAGGCGCCGTGGATCACATGGGCGTGCTCGCTGAACCGGTAGGCGAGCCCCTCGTCCTCGAGCAGCTCGGCGTCGAGCTCCTGCCTGCCGAGCCTCGTGCCCTCGTAACGGCGGATGATCGCCGAGGCGAACGCCGGCGCCAGGTTGCTCAGGTTGTCGTAGGTGGTGCCATGCGTGACGACGCAATGCTCGTCCCTGACCAAGTCCCGGATCAGCCGGATCGGCTTCGGCGTCGTCGTGATGCACGCCCTCGGATCCGGCCCGAGCCGCAGTCCCAGCATCGCCATGTCCCAGGTCTCGGCCGGGTACTGCCAGGCGGCGAGCTCGTCGGCCCACAGCGCTTCGCACTGCAAGCCTCTGACGCCCTCGGGGTCCTCGCCGGTGCGGAACTCCGAGATCGCGCCGTTCGGCCACTTCAACACCCGCTTGGAGGCCTGGTACTCAGGGCGCTCGTGCCTCGGACAGACCGCGAGAATCCCCGACTCGCCTTCGATCATCACCGCCCGCATGTCGCCGGCGTCCTTCCCCAACAACGCCACCCGCTTGTGGTGGCGGACCTTCTCGCGAACCCACTCGGCACCGACCCGGGTCTTGCCGAACCCGCGGCCCGCCATCACGAGCCAGTAGCGCCACTCGCCTTCCGGCTCAACCTGGTTCGGCCGCGCCTGCCAGCCCCGCCAGCGCCAG